TGCAAAACAGACTATAGGACCAAAGACATCAAATCTTTTGCCTTCTCAAGATACAATAGAAGATAATTATACTACTCTTTATGGTAAGCCAAACCAGACTTTTGGAGAGAGAATACCAAGTCAGCTTACTTCGAGAGAAGAGTATGATTATGCTATATTTGATGAAAGTTTTGAAAAGACTTGGAGTGCAGCATTTAGGCAATACAATTTTGTCCCTGCATTACAAAGAATGATAGAGGGCATGGATCCTAAATATAACCCTGTTCCTGGCTATGATGCTTTTCAAAACGAAGAGTTAAAAAAAGAAGTTGGTTCTGACGACGCTTTGTGGATGTTTAGGCATGATTCAAGCCCTGCTGAAACAAGGCTAAGAATGGATAGAATGAAGAAAGATGCTGAGGACCAAGCTTATCTTTCTGCGGTTGGTGGTACAGATGCAACTATTGCTGCTTCTTTAGCTACCCCTTTTCTTTTTACACCTTTGGCTTCTGTTAATACCTTAAAGATGGCAAGCCCCTTAAAAAGATTTATAGGCGGTTCATTACAAACTGCGGCTATTACTGCGCCAGAAACATTACTAATTGAGTCACAAAATGAGAGCAGAGATGCTTCGTATTCAGTTCTTGCTTTAACTGGCTTATCTTTAGTAGGTGGCACTTTAGCTGCTAAATATCCTAAAGCTATGATGCCAGCAGCTTACAGAAATGCTGCTAATTCTGATGATGCTATGCCTAGAAGTGTGGGTGCTGCTGCTCCAATAGATCGTAAAAATTTAAGCAAAAATCAATTACATCAATTGCTTGAAGAGGAAGCGTTAGTGGAGACAGGTGTGGGTTTGGAGAAATTACCTTGGAATCCGGTAATAAGACTTTTGAAAAGCGGATCTTTATTATCTAGGCAATTAGCATCTGAGCTAGTCGATGTTGGTGGTATGATGCAGAAAAAAGTTGGCAAGGATATTGCCCAAGAACAATCTGTAGAAAGTATTTTTAAGGTTAAATATATTGGTCCTTTGCTAAAGGCCATTAATGAAACAGATATGTCTTATTTGAAGTATCGTGGTGTAAAAGCGTCTGAGGGTGCTATTGGACGATCTGTTCAAAAAATTAAAATATCACTTTCAGATAAAATTGATTCAGGTTCACAATTTCTCACAGAAGTTCAATTTCGTCACAGAGTTGGCAAAGCAATGAGAAATGGTGATGTTGATACTGTAACTGACAGTGCAACACCATTTGTAAATTCAGCCGCAGCTTCTAACAGAAAAGTATTTAATTTTATAAAAGATGAAGCAAACAAATACAGATTATTTGATGACCAGTTAAAGGCTGAAATAAATGCTGCTATTAGATCTGGCAATGAAGCTTTGGCTAAACGATTAACTGAAAAACTACAAACTTTAAGAGAGCAGGGTGTATTAGCTAATAACGGTGCATCATATTTACCAAGGATTTATCGTATTGATAAAATTATGGAAAGAAGCACTGACTTTCTTAGAATAATAGAGTCTTACGCTAGAACAACTCTAAGGATGGACGCTCAGTCTGCAAAAGTTTATGCACAAAATGTTATGGATACAGTCACAAGGCAAAGGCCATATTTTGATCTAGATGACGTTGCTGATGGTATTGATTTTGTTCGTAAGCCTGATGGTATAAAATCAAGAACACTAGAGATACCTGACCAGCTAATTGACGATTTTCTTGAAAATGACGTTGAGGTTTTACTTCGGCATCACACTAAGACAATGGGAATAGATATTGAGCTTACTGCAAAATTTGGCAGTATTGATATGAGTTCATTAATAAAACAAGTTACTGATGAATATGAATTATTAATTAAAGAAGCAAAAAATGCAGAAGCTAGAAGAAAATTAAAAAAGGCTCTTGATAATGATATTAGAGACATAAAAGGTTTAAGAGATCGTGTTAGAGGTACATATGGCGCATCTAAAGATCCTCATCAATTAAGTAGTCGTTTTGTAAGAAGCATGAAATCATTTAACGTTCTCGTTGGAATGGGTGGTGCTGTAATAGCATCCGTTCCTGATATAGCTAGAAGTGTTATGGTTGAAGGTTTTTCTAATACTTATAGATATGGATTTGAACAACTATTCAGAGATATTCCTAACCATATAAAACGTATGAAAAAGGCAGAGTTAGAGGCTGCTGCTGTGTCTGCTGATGCTGTTCTTGGATTAAGAGCCAATTCGTTTTCTGACATAGGAGATTTATTCGGATCTAGGTTTGCTCTTGAAAGAAAGCTAAATCAAGCAACTGGCGTATTCTTTATGCTTAATGGTCTAAATTACTGGAACCAAGCATTAAAAGAATTTGCTGGTAATGTAACTATGGCGAGAATGAATAAGTCGATTATGACGGTCTGGGAAGGTTTATCCAAGGCCGAAAAAGAAAAGCTTTTGAAAAACGGAATTGATCGTGCAGATGCTTATAGAATTAGATCACTTATTCAAAAACACGGTAGAAAATATAATAATGTTTGGCTTCCCAATACAGATAAATGGGAAGATGCTACTATGAGGTTAAAGTACAGAATAGCTTTGCAGCAAAATGTTGATCGTATAATAGTAACCCCCGGAGCTGGTGACAGAGCTTTGTGGACTTCTACTGAGCTTGGATCTCTTATGACCCAATTTAAGTCTTATGGTCAGGGTGCTATGGTTAGGCTTGCTACTGCTGGTCTGCAAGAAAGAGATGGTGCTTTCTGGCAAGGTGCATTTTTACTTGTTGGTTTAGCTGCTTTGGTAAATGAGATTAAACGTGCGCAATATGGTATGGATAATGAAGAGGCTTTTGATGATAAGCTAGTTAATGCCATTGATAGATCTGGAATATTGGGTTGGTTTACAGATGTTAATAATGCTGTTGAAAAAATAACAGATTATAAAATGGGAATGAGGCCAATGTTTACAGATCAACCAGAATACGCTCTTCCTGATAAAGCTAAAATAGGAGGCGTTTTTGGCCCTGCGGCAAGTAATTTGTTAAATGCTGGTAGTGTAATGAGTGATATTGTTACGTTTAACGCAGATGAACAAACCTTAAAAGATGCTCGTTTTATAACTCCTGGGTCTACATTACCTTATTTAGACCCGATATATGACGGTGTGTTTGGTGATTAATGTGAATTTACAGTGAAGCCAATGAAATGTATAAGAGGTTATTATGGCAACTATATCAATAGCGGATAATGATGCAAGAGTTCAGTACACCCAAGCGGTTACTGCTGGATCTACT